CATCAATCTAATCAGAAAGACAATCAGCAGGTATTTGGCTGAGACTCCTGACAAGAAGTTTAGGAAGCATCCATCTACCTACTTGAACCAAAAGACTTGGCTTGACTATGTTCGATCAGATGGGAAGGTGGATGAGTCTATACCGATAGTTGAGCCTGGATGGGTGTATGTAGGGCTGTCTGAGGCTTATGATGTTATCCGTGATCAAAACTCTGTAAGTTTGTCCGAGAAAGAGGCAATAGGCGAAGGAGATGATTACGTAAGGAAAATGATGAACATAAACCCATCTTACAAGAATGTAGGAAAGGGTTGGAAATACAGAGAGAATAGATGAAAGAACTTTTTGAAAGAGAGATAAGCATTTACGAGAGTCTATTCGATGTAGACTCTTCACACACGATTACTGTTGGTCAGGCTCTCAACCGAATCAAGAAAGGAAAGAGCAAGGAGAAGGTTGACAGAATCAGAATACTTGGCACTGGAAAGGAACGTGATAGTGTTAAGAAGAGCTTGCCATCTCCGTTGTTCTCTGGCGTGTTCAAGTCTCGTAACGACAACAACATCATCTCCTACACAGGATTGATATGTTTGGACTTTGACCACTGTAAGATTGCGGATAAGATAGCCAAGCTGAAGAAGAACAAGTACGTAATTGCGTGTTGGGTTTCTCCAAGTGGTAGCGGTGTAAAGGCGTTGGTAGAAGTGTCTGAACCCGAAAGGCACATCGAACACTTTGATGCTATGCTTGAGGACTTTGAAGACCTTGACCCTACAGGTAGGAATCTGAGTCGTGTATGTTTTGAGAGTTACGACCCTAACATCTACATTGCTCGTAAGTGGGAAGTGTACGACAGGTTCGTTGAGAAAGTGTATGAAGCTACTCCTGTCAACGTAACAACCAACAATACCATCTACGAGAAGCTAAAGAAGTGGATGATTAACAAGGGCGAGGGATTCTTTGAGGGCAATAGAAACAACTTTGTATTCAAACTTACTTGTGGATGTCTTAGGTTTGGACTGACCAAAGATGAAATACGTAACCCTATGATCGGAGACTTCTGCGGAGGTTCGTTCACTGTAAAGGAGCTGGACGTTATTCTCAACTCTGTCTACAGAAACTACGTGGCTGATTTTGGAACTGCTGAGTTTACTGAGGACGATAGGCTCATACATACAGTTACGAGGGAGAGTATTGAGGAGCAACTTGAATCTTTGGATGGACCGCTTGAGGATGTAATCTATCTGAACGACATCTTTCCTGATATGTTAAAAGACTTCCACTCTGGTAATCAGAAGGGAGAGACAACGCACTTCAACGGAATAGACGAAAGGTTCAGATGGTCAAGGGGAGAGATAACAATCGTAGGTGGTATCGGGAACTTCGGTAAGTCTACGATGATGCTACAACTTATGCTGATGAAGTCATTGATGGATGGCTACAGGTGGGCTATATTCTCTCCCGAACAGTACCCTCCTAAGTTCTTCTACAATCAGTTGATTCACGCTATGGTAGGCAAGTCACCGTACAAACACCATCAGAATCAAATGTCTGAGGATGAGTATCGCCAGGCGGCAGAGAAACTGAACGATAAGTTCTACTTCATATACCCTGAGAAGGAGATGCCGAGCCAAGAGTATATCAACCGAAAGTTTGTGGAGACAATGATTAAGCACAACATCGATGGATGTATGATAGACCCATTCAATGCGATATACCGAGACAGAAGTACCCGAATGCGTGACGATCAGTTCTTGGAAGATTTCTTCAGAGTTCAGAAGAAGTTTGCGTTGGAGAACAATGTCTACATGGTAATCGTAGCGCACCCTAACAGTAACATACAGAAGGACGAGAGAACAGGAGACTACAAGACTCCAAGGGTTTACGACTTCGCAGGTGGCGCAATGTGGAACAACAAGGCAGACAACATCATCATGTTCCACCGACCATTCTACAACTCACAACCGCAAGACTCTACATCTCTTTTTATCTCTCAGAAGATTAAGAAGAAGGAACTTAACGGAACTACTGGAGACTGTGTGTTAACCTACGATGTGATGAAAGGTAGGTTCTATGACGATGGAGTAAATCCATTGGAGCGTGACAAGCACGAGTATGTTGTGAATAGCGAAGCGATGCGCCAAGCGAGGATGCCATACGCTGATGATGATGACTTAGAGGAAGTTCCATTTTAATTTATATCTTTGTGTCGCTAACCTTACTGAAATGAAATCGAATTTAAATCCTCCAGTTCCAAGTTGCCAATTTAGCTCGTCCGAGCAAGTAGGGTTAGCCTTCTTGGTTCTGGGGGTGTTTTTATTATGAAAAAATGTAGAGCGTGTGGTGAAGTAAAACCAATCGAAGAGTTTTACAAACATAAAAACATGAAAGACGGAAGGGTGACCAAATGTAAGTCATGTAAAGTTGAATACGATAAAAATCGATTAAGAACTCTTAAAGGTAGGGCTCTTCAAATATATTCAACTCAAAAGAGAAGTAGCAAACGTAGAGGGTATAATCCGCCATCTTATAGTAGGGATGAATTTGTTAATTGGATGTTGAGTAACGAAGATTACTTGAGAATTTTTAATGAATGGGTTAATTCTGGTTATGATAATATGCTTTTACCTTCTTGTGACCGATTGGATGATTACAAATGTTATAGCTTCGACAACATTAGAGTGGTTACCTGGGAAGAGAATAATAATAAGGGTTACTTAGACAGAAAAAGCGGTATTAATAACAAGCTTAGTAAAGCTGTTGTTAAAATGGATTTAAATGGAAACGAAATAAAAGAATACTATTCAATCCATCAAGCAGCAAGAGATATTGGGGGTGATTCTGGGAATATATGGAGAGTCTGTACTGGCAAGTACACGAAATCTGGTGGTTTTAAATGGAAATACGCAGATCGTAAGTAGGTTACGCTATGAATAAATAAGTTTACAAAACAAAACAAAACAAAATGCGTAAAAGTTGGATAGTTAGAATCGAAGACCGTACTCCTGAGTGGTTTGAATACAGGAATAATGGGTTAGGAGCATCAACAGCAGCTATTGTGTGCGGATTGAGTCCTTACAAACCGACACCGATGCAGTTGTTCCACGAGAAGGTAGGAACAATGGAGCCAGACAGAACTATGTCTGCCCCTGCATTTCACGGAATATACCAAGAGGAGTACGTGGCTCGTCTGTGGGCTTACTACGATGGAACAGAGGAAGGGTATATGAGCAACTTTGAAGCTGGAAATGTAATCCGTAACGCAAGTGAGCTTGTCGGATTCGTACAGAATCCCAAGTACCCACACCTTTACTGCAACCTGGACAGAGTTATTGAGAAGGGTTCACGCAAGCTGAACGATGACGGAACATTTTCTGACGAGATAACGACAAAGCTATGTCCGTTGGAGATTAAGACGATGAACTCATTTGTCTACAAGAAGTACGATGGCGTTCCTGATATGTACATATTACAGGTTCATCAGCAGATGTTAATAATGGAGTGCGACTACTCTGAGATTGCCATACTGATTGACGGGAGAGGCTTTAAAGTATTTCCAATAGAACGTAACGAGGAAATTATTGAGATGATAACCGCAAACACCTTCGACTTTTGGAGGAGAGTTATACAAGGAAGACAGGCACTAATTCAAGCTGAACAGGCTAAAGAAGATGAAGATTACGATAAGTACGAGGATTGGATGGGAGTTATTCAGCACCTTGAGCCTGAACCTAACGACAACGAACACTACTCAGCTTTTATATCAGAGACACACGAGGTAGAGCAGGAGATAATGCAGGGAGATGAAGACCTGTTAATGCAGTGCAAGCACCTTCAGACAGTTAAGTCAATGATAAAGCAACTTGAGAAAGAGAAGCGTGAACTTGAGAATAAGATAAAGAACGAGTTCAGAAAAGAGTCTGTTGAGAAGATTGAGTTCCCTGCTAACGGCTACATGAGATACTACCAACGAGCAAATAATAAGACAAAGATGTTGGACGTAAGAATCAATAAGCCTGACGAGTTTGTGATAGGTGTTGAGTTGGAAAAAATTGACAGAGAAATAGGATATATCATCTAATAATTATACTTTAGCGCAATGGAAAAACTAATAAAACTACAGAACGAACTCAATGTTCCTAAGACCGAACTTAATAAGTTTGGCGGGTATAAATATCGAACTGTAGAACAAATTCTTGAGGCTGTAAAGCCACTACTTGACAAGCATGGTCTTTGCCTAAATCTAACCGATAGCGTTAGAGAACTATGCGGGATTCCATACACAGAGGCACACGCATTCATTTTTACTATAGACCCCAAAACAAAAGAGCGTGTTTTAATATCGTCCTCATATGGTTACGCAGGGATAGATCTTAACCAAAAAGGTATGAGTCTCGGTCAATGCTTCGGATCGTCATCATCGTATGCTCGTAAGTATGCATTGAATGGACTTCTTCTTATTGACGATAACAAAGATCCTGACGTAACCAACACTCACGCCAAGACAACTACAAGAAAGACAACAACTGTTGAAAAGAAGGCAGGAGCAAAGAAAAAAGTAGTGGCTGGAACAGCAGAGTACAACAAGCTGTTGGAGTGGATTCAATCTACTAAGGGATCAATAGATAAAGCACTAAAAATGTACGACATCGACAAGGCTACAGAAACCATAATCCGTAAATCAATTAATCAATAATAAGATGAGTTCAGTAAATCGCGTAACACTTTTAGGGAACATCGGAAAAGACCCAGAGGTTAGAGAAACAAAGGCAGGTAATATTGCCAACCTAACTATGGCTACGTCAGAAAGATACACTGACAAAAGTGGTCAAAAACAAGAGAAAACAGAATGGCACAATCTTGTTGTATTTGGTAAACTTGCAGATATAGTTGCTAAATACGTAAAGAAAGGTGACAAACTGTACGTTGAAGGGAGTATTACCACAAGGAAGTGGGAAGACAAAGAAGGGAACACCCGATACACAACAGAGGTAAAGGTTCGTGACCTCACAATGCTTGGGAGTGGAGAGAAGAAAGCAACTCAGCCAGCAGCAGCAGCGGTTGGTGAATATGAGGACGATCTCCCTTTTTGATAAGTGCTTGATTATCAATTAGTTAAGAAGCCCTGTCGTAGTGATGGGGCTTCTTTGTATATGAGGTTACGGAAGAGGTTACAGTCAAAAATAAAGATATGGAAAAAAATAGCAATGAATTATACACGGGGTTATCGCCCGTGCGGATTTTAAACCTATACGCTGGAATTGGTGGAAACAGAAAATATTGGGATAATGTAGAAGTGACTGCCATTGAGTATAATCAAGAGATTGCGGATGTGTACAAGCAATTGCATCCAAACGACACTGTAATTGTAGCAGATGCTAACGATTACCTCACTAAAAACTGGCGCAATTTTGATTTTATATGGGCTTCACCTGCTTGCCAAAGCCATAGCAAAGTAAGAATGATGGCATCAAAAGGTGGGAGTTATGACGCAATAATGCCAGATATGACACTCTGGGCAATGATAATCTTCCTTCAGAATTTCACCAAAAACACAGACATAAAGTTTGTAGTCGAAAATGTGAAACCATACTACGAGCCACTTGTAAAACCTACTGCTAAAATCGGAAGGCATTTATTTTGGTCCAACTTTGAAATTCCTGAAGTAGAAATCAAAGATGGATTAACTCATAACGAAAGAGGCAGCTCAGAGAAAGGTTATTTTGATTTAAGACCATTCAAAATGAAGCATCGTAAAGACCAGGTAATCCGTAATTGCGTTGACCCGAATGTAGGTAAATATGTTTTGGAATGTGCAGTAAGGTAATCCTTGAAGCCCTGTCGTAGTGATGGGGCTTTTTATTATCTTTAATTATGGCTTACAAGAAAACCAAAAGGAGATATGAAATTACAGACGAAATCTATGAGAAGATGCAGTCTCGTAATCAGCTTTGGACAAGGGAGGCTTACGATCAGTCTGAAGAACTTGCAGGGCTTTTCAAGGATAACATAATCTATATGTGCGAAAAGAAGGGAGTAACCATAAAAGAGATGCTCAGATGGTTGAAAGAAATGGGTTTAAAATTTACAGACAGAAGGTTGTACAAATGGGGAAATCAACACGCAATCTACCCTACCCTCGTAGAGATAGCATTCTTCTCAAAGTATTTTGAGTTAGACCCAGGCGTAATGATAAGCAAGGACATTCGTGAGTCCGACAGACTAAAAGGTATTTCTAAAAAGAACATCTAACATCTCCTCCACCTCAGATGTCATCTTGATGTCCATGTAAGTACCGTCCGAGAACATTAGAGATGCGACTGCATTTCCATTCATAGACCTAACATACGCTCTGGTAACATCGTCAATGTGAAACCAACCTACTGATTCTTCGTATGTTGGCTTTGGAAGTGGTTGAGGATTGGGCAGGTTCAACTTCTCGTTTTCTTCCTTTACCCTTTCAATTTCCTCTATGTTTGTGCAGATGTATGTGGAAGCTCTCATACATTCAAAGATACGAACTATCTTGAGATGATGTTCCTGCCGACCCTTACACCAATGTAGTGATCACCATTAAACCCATAGTCAATACCGTAGTATCCCTTGTTTACCGTACCCTGTACACCAATACCCAAAAGAGGGACGTAGCTTGCCTTAAAGTCGCTCAGAAGACCTGCATTTGCGTGTACTCCCAACGCCCACTTCAATGGAGCTTTCTTAGGTGTGTAGGTAATCTTTAGGTTCTCAGACCTGTTCTGGTAGTTCTGCCAAGACAAAGCCAATGTAGCCGCCTCCTGCTCTATGGTCGTGTCGTACTTTGCTATCTCTGTAAGCCACGCCTCAACGATGCTAACGGTGTCTACCAAAAACAACGTGTCTAATCGATTAACTATTATCTCTGATGTGATTGTGTCCCTGACGGTAACAAACTCCTTAGAAACGAACCTAACGGTGTCTGTGCGCCATCTATCCACGTATTCAATGGTCGGAACTGGTTTTTCTATGATAGTGGTAATAGGCTTTCCGCTTGTATCACCGCAACCTTTCCACGCAACAATAACCCCCATTAGGAAGGCTATCAGATACGGCAGGTACGTCTTCAACAGGTGCTTTACTATGTCGTTGTTTAGTATCCAGTTCATCTTGTAGTGATTCTACTCTCATTCCCATCGCTATCACAAGTAGGCATAGACCCAATATTGAGATGGATAGTATTTTAAATTCGTAATCTTTCAATAGCTCCAAATTGTTGGTCTAAGGAAGTCTTTAGTGTTAGGCTCAATGTTGTCAAGATGTATGAATCTGCCGCCTCCTTTCTGCTGTATTCCAACACCTGTAAATCCAATATCAAATGCGAGCTTCAAAACTTCGTAAGCATCTCCTCTGTCTACACCTATATCAGCCGCTTGACCTGTAGCGTGTGCGCCTGGGCGAGACTTCTTAGCCTCTATCGGATGTGATTCGTGTCTGTAGCCAGACGTGATACGTATAGGCTTACCGTACTTGGTTCTGAGGTCCTGCAACATAGCCATAAAGTTTGGCTTCATTTCGTTCTTACCTGAATGCTTGCAGTCGAACTCTTCTTTACTGAAGTTATGGTAGTCGTTCCAATTCATCTTTGTCTTTCTTTTTAGGTTCTCTTCCCTTTCTAGAACACGTTCCTGTCCTCAAACATTTCTTATCGCATTCGGCAGGAACAATTTCACACCACTTCTTTTTCTCCAACTATACTTTTTTATTCTCTTCGTTTGAATTGAACAGGTTGTAAATCTTAACACCCACAGTTACGGTTAAAGATATGGCTGTTAGAATTAAAATATATAAACTCAAAGACTCTTTGAATTTTGCTATCCAAACAAAAGAAAGAATCACTCCAAATGTGTCAACCGCATATAGCAATATTTCAATCTTACTTTGAGGCATTAGTGTTTCTTTTCAAATGTACCTATTCCAAGCATAGCCGCTGCCGCCATTATTAACGTATTAGCAACGCTTTCGTTTATCGTTAACATCTCGAATAAATCAGCTACAAATGCAAATAATACAACTCCAATTATAACATAGCTTGCCACCCGCTTGCTACTAACATTTCCGTTTATGTCTTTTAGCAATGTCATTCTGGCAACTCGTTTACGCATTGAGCAAGTTCTTCTTCTGTTAATCCATCCCCATCCTCAACGTCTAAAGCGTATCTACCATCTTCAAGGTCTATATTCGCCCACCTCATTGTTGTGGTTCCTTGCGTCCAACCTAGGTCTGTAATTGCTTGGCGGTTTCTAACCTCTCCTAATTCGTGTGTGTCAAATATTAAGTACATTATGTGATATCTATTGAGTTAATAACTGCAATATCAGCTTCTATATTTTCTCTTTCAGCAGAGCTGTCGGTTGTGAAAAAATATGCGTTTCTAAATATTCCGTGAGTGAATTGTAATGATGTTGTCTGAATACCCATAACTGAAGGCTTATCCGCTGCCATAAGGCTGGTATCCATACCTATAATTGTAAAGACACTTGCTGTATCAAGAGTTGCGGAATATAAATCATTTGTTAAATATGCTGATACATCTACGCCATCTAGATAATAATCAGGACTACCAGCGTTAGCGTCCAATCCCCCCAATGCTGATGGGTGTATTCTTCCTGCGTATTTATTTGTTTTACCCACAACCCCTATGTGTCCAATCCCGTTGTTGTATGTACCAGTAACTGTTAAAGACGTGTACATATCTAGTGGATTTCTGCTTCTTAAGGATAATGAGTACATTTTAACCCTTTGAGTTCCAGTTGCCCAAATAATACCGTTGTCTTGTATTTTTAAAACGCCACTTAAATATATGTATGGTTGATACCCTGCAGTTGCTTCTTCAAGATAGTTTCCGTTTCCTGAAGAGTCGTACCATTTTGTTATTCGAGTGTCTGTTCCTGCTGAAAATGTTTCTATTGCTGAAAAATCGCAAATATCATTTATCCAACCAACCTCCAAGTAAGTACCGTCTGAGTTTCGTTGCACTTGTAGGCAATCTCCTGAATAACTTTCAGATGCCTTGACAAAAGAGTGTGCTGAATGTATTCCTGAGTATTTGTCGGCTATGTATGGAATACCTCCGCCACCTCCTCCTTCAGGGCGGTTAAATGGCAGTCCTATTCCGTTTCCTAGTGCGAGCATTTACCAAAGGGCTACAATGTTTGTGGCTGCTGTTCCTGTTGAATAAACTTTTGTTACTTGTATTGGCATAAATCCAACTGGAACGGCTGTAAATACAACATCTTTGCCTGATGCCATCTTGACCTTTACATCTCCAGAGACGCCAACATAAAGAACGCATCCTTGGGTCTCAGGGGTTGCGTATATTGTGTAAGACTCTCCCGTTGCCATAATGTCTGCGCTAATTGACAGCTGAGTATTACTATCGACAGCGGAAACCGTAGCCATTGTTCCGTCAGTTTCGTTGACAACAATAGCCCCAACAGAAACAGTCGTGGTAAACGCACCGCCAGAGTCTACCAGCTTATCGGCTGTTGTTCCAGTGGCTGCTGATGACTGTTGGACACCTCCACCATTGGGTATCGATATCGTGTCACTTGGGACTACCGCTATAGCGGTGCCTACTTGAAGTTTTTGGTATGCCATTTCTCTTTGCTTTTACGCAAAGATAGCGACTTTACTTTTTATCGTATGGGAACATACGGTTTAGGGCGTCTCTTCTGGCCCCACAGCCACATTCTTCGCCTGCT